CTTGAATGTCGCTTATCAGCGTCTCGAAAATTCGCGGCTTGTCGCTCGACAACACTTTAACCATGCGTTTGACCGGCTCAATGAGTCGGCGCATTAGCTCGGTCTGCGCTTCCTTGGCTGCGTCTCTCACGCGCTCGTTGACTGACTGAGTATCCGTGCCGAGCAAGTTCGATACTGTACTCTCGAAGTGTGCGGCGTCTGGCACTGGCAAGGGTTGCGTCTCGAAACGAAACTCTTCACGCATAGCCGTTCGGAAAGCTTCGGCGTCCAGTGTCACCGCTCCGTTTTCCTTCGTGCATCCCGGGTACAAGTCAGGATCGAAAGTCCCGTTGTGATTCTTTACCGCCCAATCAATCCACTTCTGCGGATCGCTGAGAAAGTCCGCTTCGACAATCGCCTTGCGCTTCGCTGCGAAGTCTCGCATCCGATTGCCGTACTCCATGATGAGAACGACCGGCAAAACCCCGATGCCTTTGTCAAACGGCAAGGTAACTGCGTTGTGATACGCGCGGATTTCACCGTCAAGCTTCTTGACCGATGCCAGCGCTTCAGGCGGGTACAGTGTTTTGATCCATTTGCCCGCTTCGCTGCCAAGGTTGTGATCCTTCTTTACATCATCGCTCAATTCCTTGTCTTTGCGATTCTCGCCGGGTGCTCCGATGAAGAGTCGCATTAAGACTGCGCGTTTCTTTAGTTCTGTCTCGCTGTTTACGTTGGTACTCATTTGTTTTGTCCTTTGTGTTGTTCGGCGTTAGTTCACAGAAATCACCGTGCCGAAAGGTGCTTCCGTTTTGCCCCATGTAACCCAGATTACCGGGTACTCCGGTTCCTGCTTGGGAAAAGTCGTCTCTAAATCTGTCAGGATGACGAGTGCCTTGGGTGCAAGATCGCGCTCTTCAATTCGCTCGAAAATCTTTTCCAGCCTTGTTCCTCCTCCTCCCGGTGCATCCATCGCCAGCGTCTCGCCGACTCTGTATTCACGCTCTGAGGTAACTCGCGTGTCGCAGCAAATCTCAATCAGCTTGCGCGGTCGAAGCTCTTCGAGCGCTTGCTGCATGATGCCTTTGAACTGGCGCAAAATATCTTGGTCAATGCTCCCGCTCGTATCAATGCCGACAATCAAAGCGCCGATACGTTCGGAGTCCAGCGACGGTAAAATAAAATCGCTCTCGTCAAAGAACTTGTTTGGGCGCATGAAATTCCAATCGTCATTCACCTGCTCGCGCAGTAGCGCTCGAACAAGGTCTTGCCATTCAATCGCCGGTTCAATCAGGTCTTGAACAATTCGCGCCAGCATCCCGGGTACGTCTCCGCGTTGCTTCTGCGCTGCCACGGATTGAAGCAAAGTATTCTGCCAGTCGGTTTTCTGTTTGGCCTGTTGTTCCTGAGAAGTCGCTGGCTTGGAAATCTGGCCGAAGCTCGGCATTGATCCGGGTTGCGGTTGCCCCTGTCCAGCGCTCGGCTTGCCTTGTCCTTTACCACTGCCTTGCTTGCCCTTGTTTCCGTTCGGCGGATTCTGCCCGGCCAAGATCGAATAAATCTTTTCCTCTGCCATGCCAGCGAAAGCAGGGTTCATGCAGTACGCGCTCTCCGGCTCCGGGAATGGGAACGGGTTAGCCATTCGCTTGCTCTGAATCTGCGCACCGAATTCTTTCAGCATCAAATTCGTTGCATGGTCAATTGCCTGATTCCATACGTCCCAGTCGCAACCAACCGGTGCACGCCAGATGTGTCCAAGCAGACAGTGGCAAACCTCGTGCGCCAAGACTGTGACGATTTGCTCATCTTTCAGAGAATCAATAAATGTGCGACTCCATAAAATCTTGTTCCCGTCTGTACATGCAGTTGAAATATCGTCTGTAAACGACACTGGAAGTTTCGCCACACCTGCGGCAAAAAACGGTACATGAAACAACACTTTTAATGCTGCCCGATCTACACGTTTCATCCTCATTTGATCGTTCATACAAAATTGAGATTGGCAAATTGACCGTGTGTTTTCTTGGCGGCTTCATCGTAAGCGCGCGCCGCCTTCTCTGGCGTGTCGAATACACCTAGAAATGTTGCTTTTCCATTCCGATGAATTCGTGCAAACCATCGGCTCCTTGTCTTGGATACGCCCCGATAAATCGAAACAGATCGCTTTTTGCTGTTAGCCATTTGGTCTGAGCGAGTCGCGCGCCGAAGGTTAGAGCGCTGATTGTTCAATCCGTTTCTGTCGCGGTGGTCAACATTGGCAAAGCCAGCAATTTCGGAGTGCATGTAGATGATCCCGCATCGTTTATTTCGGGGATACGAACTGCGCGCGGCGTACCAACTGTTGAGGGTTTTTCGAGCGTACCACTTGAATTTCGACAATTGCTCATAATCGGCATCGTCCACTAATGCGAATTGTCCGCGTGTCAGTGGGATTGATTTCATAAGCTTGTCCCCGCCGAAATTATTTCCTTGCCGTCCTGCGAACAGACCCAACCGGCGAACTCGCGAGCATGAGCAATCGGTTTCCAGTCTTTCGGCAAGGTCTTGTTTTTCTTCCGATACTCTTCCGCAACCATCGCGTCTCGAATGCAGAACGCTCGAAACATCTGCGGCAATCGCTGCGCGTACGTGAGAATCTGGCTGAAGTTTCCCGCCGTCATCTTACTCGCGAGTGCCATCGAAACGAGGTATCGAGCGCTCGGATTTTCCGGCACTGCGGCTGTCTCCGGGTTCAAAATCACCGCGTCCACGTCGGGCAACTCATTCACAAGCTGCCGGAAAGCCAGATACTTCGTCGCTTGAGCCTTGCCTACGCATCCGGCCAAAATTTCGTTGTCTTCAACGCCGTCATTGACCCATCCTGCTGCATATTCCCAAGAGCGCGGACAAGCTCCGTCAGGCTGCATGTTCTTTGCTGGTTTCCAGTCGTGGAGCGCTCCCGGATCGTTGCGAAGATAAGCCAGCATGTCTGACGGCCAACCGTTCGCGAGTCCGTAAATGATCGTGTCCTCTAAATTCGCTTCGACCGTGACAATGGAATGAAAGCGACTCTTCAGCGGTTCGATCATCCCGTACACGCCAGCGCCGTGTCCGACATCGTTCGTTGCCGCCCCAATTAGCACGCAATCAGGAAGCTTGCGCCCGTCAATCTCGCCGAATTGCACAAGCCGAATGATCGCTCGCATGGTGCTCTCGCTGGCCATGCCCAGATCATCGAAGAAAAGCAGCGTAGGCTTGTCCGCTTTGAAAGCTTTCGCGACTCCATCGAACAAGCAATGCGTTGCTTCTCCGTTGGTTCCTCTGCTCGGATAACCTCTGATTGTCGAGGGGTCTTCGAGTGGACTGCAAAGACCGATGAAGTCAAAGCCTTGGTGCTGCGCTGCGGCCATTGCTCCAAAAGTCTTTCCAACTCCGGGAGCGCCGACTCCCATAACCCTGCGCTTCTTCTCAAGCGCTGTTTCCATCAGTTGAATGTATTGATTGATTCTCATTGTCTCTTTTGTTGTTGCTGGCGTCATTGCCAGTCTTCGCCGCTCGTTTCGCGCAAGCGGCGTGTGACTGATAACGGCTAAATAAGCTGCACACTCCAACCGAAATTTATCATCCGATTTGCAAGATGTTTCGCGATATAATCGGGGTCTGATTTCGCCGGTTTAGCAAAGCAATTCTTGCGAAGACTCCAAGTGATATTGCATCGAGGATCGGTGAAGCATTCGACAACTTTTCCGCCGCGTGCCAAGTGATTGCGAAGAACTTTTTCCATGCGTCGTATTAAGGCGTCGCGCCAATCGTTCCAGTCTCGCCAGTGTTCAAGATTGCGGCGTTGCCAACTGGCAAAACGAGACTTTGAACATTTCGCCGTGGGATTGTGAGTCTTGCTCATATCGAATTCTCCGCAACAAATTTCCGCTTCGCAGTCTTCCAACTCACGCCAGCTTTACGCGCAGCCTTCTTCGCCGCAGCTTCCTTCTGCCCGTGCCAAAGAGCGGCCATGCGGTAAACATCCGACAGCCTCGCAACATACTGAGTCCGCCTGCCCTTCAATCGCATTCCGATTAGCGCTTCACTCTGAGCGCCTGCCGGGGCAATCGTCAGTATGATCGGAGTCGAGCCGCAAAGCTTGCTCGTCTCGCGCGTGACTGGCTTTAGTAGCTTGGTCATGCTGCCACCTGTTCCCCTTTCGAGCGCTTCACTTTCACAAGCTGCGTGTAGTTAAGTTGCGCCAATTCCTCGATGTTCACCTGATTCTCAAGCCACGCTTGCGCAATCTCTTTGCGAAACTCCAACACCATCGCGCCAGCGTGAAAATGCGACTTCTTTACGTGCAAATAATCCTTCAGTTCCGGCAACGCTCTCGTGCCAAGTAGAAAGCTCGCCAAGTCATTCACAACAAACATTTTCGCCACGTCGCTCGCACCTATCGAATCGCTCGTGTGAAACTCCCGGAATGTTCCGCCGTTGAATTGCCGGTGTTCCTTCTCCTCTTCCAAACAGATTTTGAAAAGCCTGTTTCGCTCGTCAATAAATCCGTTCTGGCAAACTCCCGCCAACGCATCAAACGCTTCGTGGATCAATGCCACTTGTTGCCGAATACTCTTCGTCTCGCTCATATCTTCTTGTCTCTTTCTGTTGTTGTCGTTTCTGTTGTCCAGCCTTCAGATTCACTCTTCCGGCCAATGAGTATCTTACACAATCGCACTAGACAAA